ACAGGAGCCTCTGATGGGCGTGGGTTATCTTCATTCGATCAAGGAGACTTTCGGAGCCACGCAGTTCTCCTCCTTGTTCCAAGATTCCTGGCGGGTCCAGGGCCTTATTTCCTTCGGGGTTCGCCCCATCCAATCCTAGTACGAAAGGCCGAATAAATGGCTTACAATGATAACGCCGTATTGACAGCGGCAACGGGGTACGTTTACATCGGTGATGTAGACAATGCCGCCCCAGACCCTAGTGAAGTAGCAACTATCGACCCAACCGACCCTAGTGGCTGGACAGCTACTGGTTGGACGGACCTTGGGCACACCTCCAGGGGTGACCTCCCGGAGTTCGGGTCTGATGGTGGCGATTCAGAAGTCAAGGGCACTTGGCAGAACGAGAAGTTACGCACCGTGGTATCTGAGGCCCCAGTAGATTATGTGACTGTGGTCTTAAACCAGTTCGACGCTGACGCGTTGGAGATGTACTACGGCACGAACGCATCGTCAACTGAGGGTGTGTTCGGTGTTGCCGGCGAACTGGTGCCGCAAGAGAAGGGGCTGTTCATCCTCATCCAGGATGGCGACACCAACCTCGGATTCTGGGCTCCGAAGGCCTCGATCACCCGCGATGACAGCATCACGCTGGCGGTTGACGAGTTCTCGGCTCTCCCGATCCGCGCAACATTCCTCTCCTCGGGTTCCAACAACCTGTTCGAGTGGATCAACTCAGACCTGTTCCCTGCTACACCGTAGGTCTGTTTACCAGTCTGGAGGAGCGGGGCAGGTGTGAACCTGGCGGGCCTCGCCTGCCTCGCTCTTCCTCCAACAATTTAATAGTGTCACCTAGTCCCGCCACCACTTAAGAAAGAAGGCCCGCTGTGTCGAACGTATTTAGTCTAGATTCCCTGCGCGAAGAGATCGAGAAGCAGTTCGCGCCTGTACAACTTGAGATCGGCTCTAAGACTGTCACTCTCTCGAACATGATGCGGCTCCCGAAGAAGAAGCGCGACTTCGTTATGGAGTCTCTGAAGGAACTTGAGAACGAGGACAAGAACGATATTGATATTGAGGAGATCGCTGTAAATGTCCTCGCCGAGGTCTCCGACAACCCGGCCCTGGTACGACGTGGGCTCAAGGATGAGCTTGCACTGTCGATGAAGATCCTCGGCCTGTGGATGGAGAGCACCCAGACGGGGGAAGCCGAGTCCTCATCGAATTGATTGAGGAGTACGCAGACGCTATAGTCGGCGACCTGAAGCATTACTATGATGTGGATGTGCGGGACCTCTTCCTGGAGGTCTCGCACATCTCGCCTAGGTATGTGTTGGCACTGGTCATGCAGTTGCCGCTTGGTTCTGCGTACGTAGCGGCGCAGCGTGGAGGCCCCCAGTTCCGTGGTTGGGACCAGGGCATGTATGCGCAGGTCGCTCTCATCAATGCGGTGAGGACATCCAATTTCCTGTTCTTGTGCGCTAACTCTAACCCGAAGAAGAAGAGGCCCGCTACACCTGAGCCGTACCCAACTCCTGATGAGCCAGGGATCAGGCGCGGACGACGCAATCAAGGCCCGCCAGCCCCAGGATCGTTTGCGGGAGTCGCTTCCCGCATGATAGCCCAGGCTAGGAAGGCTAAGAATAGTGGCTGATGTAGAGGTTGGTAGGGTAACTATCAGGGTGTCGCCTGATACTGACCGTTTCCGCGGCGACACCAAGAGGGGTGTTGAGTCCGAGCTTGCGGGTTATGAAGCAGATGTGCCTGTTGAGGCTGATACGGACTTCAGCGATGTTAAGCCCAAGGCAGCGGCGGCGGCTAAGGCCGCGAAGCAGAAGGTGCGGTTCGAAGCGGAAGGGCGCGACTACGAATCCGCGCTGAAGAGGCTCAAGAACCAGTCCAGGGAGCTTCGTAATGAGATGCATGCCATTAACTGGGACATGGCCAACCAGCAGGGGGACCAGAAGGCTTTACGGAACCGGGCTGATCTGGTTCGGCAGGCGCAGACGTATAATGCCCTCCAACTTCGGGACCTAGACAACTCCAAGAAGCTATTAAAAGTAGACAAGAAACGCGTCGGCATGATGGCCGGCATGATGGCCTCGTTCCGCGGGGTTCAGATGCCTAGCTTCGGCAGTGGCATCAACCCCGCAGGCTGGGTTGCGATCCTCGCTGCCGTCGCATTGTTCGCAGCTCCCCTGATAGGGCTAGTCACTGCCGCGGTAATGGCCCTGCCTGGGCTGATCGCACTGGTGGCGGCACCTATAGGTGCTCTGGCGTTGGGCATGGATGGGCTGAAGTATGCCGCCGAGCAGGTCAAGGTGCCCTTCGAAAATCTGAAGGAGGCGATGTCAGCTAAGACTGCTGAGGTGTTCACCCCGATATTTGAGTCTCTGATCCCGTTGATGGAGCATCTGGAGGTGCCTCTTCAGAAGGTCGTTGACGGGTTAGGCGTCTTCACCACCGGCATCACTGAGGCTTTACTGGCGGCGGATGAGTCGGGCCAGCTTGATGCCATCTTCACCGGGATCGGGCAAGCATTAGCGGACATGAAGCCAGGCATCGAGGGCTTCACTTCAGGTATCCTGGGTCTCATCGAGGGCCTGGTAGGTGAGATGGGCGAAGGTGGCTTCGCCGACTGGTTCAACGAAACTGGCAAGGCCTTCAGCAACTGGATCAAGGAGATGTCCGAATCCGGGGAACTCTCGGAGACCTTCAAGTCTCTGGGTGACTTCTTGAAGTTGGCGGCAGACTTCTTGGGCCAGTTGGCCCTGAGCGGCCTTGAATACATCACAGACCCCACGAAGATGCAAGGCTTCTTGGATACTATCGAGAGGATCACTACAGCCCTGGAGAAGCTTGTTGGTTTAGCTAACGATCTTCCCGACTTAAATACAATCTTTAATCAAGCGCTTCCCGACATTGGAGATGGGTCAGCTGGAGGCATTCTCGATGGCATCGGAGACGATCTTGTCGGAACGTTGAACTTCGGGAACTCCCGCATCGGTAGGTTGTTGAACGGCGAGATCGGTTGGGGTGACTTCTTTAACCCGTTGACTAATGCAGCCGAAACTGCCGCTCAAGACGTGGATAAGATCCAAGTAGATCCGGTTGATCCTGACCAGGTGGCTAAGAACTTGGACGCAATGGCGCTACTCGCCGCGCAAACTGCTTCTGATATGCAGGACGACTTCACCGACGTATTCTCTGGTGGCATGTTCTCCGGAGAGGTGCCTGTAGAAGCAGATATAGCCGACACGATAGGCAGCACCGTCCATGATCGTATCGTTGATCAGGTCTCCACAGCGATTGACGATGCTAACGCAAGGATGTCACTGCTCGGCGCTGCGATAGACGAGCAGATCACCGGCGTCCTAGAGCCGTTGAACGCGATACCGGGTAAGGTAACCAACGCCTTGCTGGGGCTGGCTCCTGCGTTCCAATCAGGGTTCGCACCTATGGTTATCGCTGCCGCTACCGCGGTTCAGAACGTCAACATCGCTCTCGGTGCTGGGTTCGCTCAGATACCTGGACTAGTGACGCGTTCGTTCGCTGGGGTGGCCGGGGCTGCAGAGACGTCTATGGGTTTAATGGTAACGGCTGTAGCTACAGGCACTCAGAACGTCGTTACCGAGGTCGGTAAGATGCCCCCGCTTATCGTTGCGGCGTTCGACGGCCTCCCTGCCCTGATGAGGGCGCAGGGTGCCGCGCTGGTTGACGGCCTGGTCTCAGGCATCCTAGGGAACATGGACCGAGCTGTGAACGCTGCAAGGACGTTGGCTGCCGCTACAGCCGCCGGGTCTGCAAGCTGGTGGGGCATCTCGTCGCCGGCGGCGGAGACTGAGGAGCAGGGGAAGTACGTCGTACAAGGGTTCGTCGAAGGACTGCACGGCAACGCTTACCTAGCCCAGAAGGCTATGGAAGAGGCGTTGACCCCTAATGATGAGACGAAGAAGGCTATCAGGGATGGTCAGAAATCCCTTGAAGATGTTTCCGGTGTCCCTGGGATCGCACCTGGGAGCACCGAGGAAATGATGAATGGTATGGGGTGGACGGAGGGGGAGCAGCAGCGTCTTGAGAAGATAAACAATGAGTACAAGGATCTTGGCAGGACTCTGAAGTATCTTAAGCAGGACTTGCTGGCTTCTGACGCTGCTGGTGATGTCGCTATCCAGCAGGAGATCGACCACATTAAGGAGCTTCGTAAGAAGATCAAACTTGAGAAGGATTACCTGGATCTTCAGAAGGAGGCGTCCGGTGTCAAGGAGAAGAACAACAAGGAAGATAAGAGCGCCGGCGACTATCTGAATGACGCTATCAGCGCCGGTAAGGACTTCGCTATGGCGAACGCTGACCAGTTCGCTTCCGATCTTGGCATAAGCGGCTCCGGAGCTATCTCGCAGGGTATCAACGAGGGCCTCAACTGGGCTATGGGCGCTATGTCCAACCTCGTTAGTTCTGGCATGGGTGGCATGGGCGGTAACATCGTTGTGAACAACGTTGATGATGCTGTTGCAGCGAAGAACAACCAGGTCAATAAGCAGAAGAAGCAATACGCCACGCGCTAAGGGAGATAATAGTGAAGACGATTGTTGAAGTTGAAGGTTGCAACGGCGAATGGTTTACCATCGCTGGCAGCCGTGCCGGTGACCGGGGTGTCTGGCTGGGCACAGCGGTTGAAGGCCTCTTCGACCCGCCAGTTAAAACCGTCTATGAAACACCAGGTAACTATCCTGGTGCCAGGTACTTGAATCACCGAGTGCTGCGACGCGATCTGGTGTTTGGTGTCGAGGTCCTGAACGACAAGGGCGGGGAGAAGTCGTGGGGTAGCCGTGAGTCTGAGTGGAGGAAGGCGTTCTCGTACGATAGGGACACGATCATCCATGTCACTACCGACCAGTCTGGCCTGCGCAGCCTGAAGGTTAGGTTGAATGAGCAGCCCGAGGTTGACATGTTCACCGACCCTAACGGTCGGAGCATCAACCGTACTGTGATGGTGGTGACTGCTGCTGACCCGTTCTGGAACGAGGAGGACGCGGTCTACACGATTCAGACGAAGACGGACACGAGGTTTAACCCGACGTTCTGGACGCCGCCTTGGCCGTGGGAGGAACTCCCCAAGGAGGAGTTGTTCTTCGACGTCAAACCCAGCGACGGTAAAGGCGGGGTGAACCCTACCGACCAGATCATCTTTCCTAAGTGGATTCTGCCTGGGAGTATCGACCCGATCCCGGAGTTTGGTTGGCCGTTCCCTCCTGGGGTGGACATTCCGTGGGAGAGGGCACCGTTCGCTACGTTCATGCTCCCCGACTATGACTTCGTGATGGACCCGGATAACCCTGAGCGTTGGCGCAGGTTGAAGTTGCCTGGGCTGATCTATGGGGAGAACACTGTGGTTGACACGGACCCCAGGGCGGAGCAGGTCACGTCGGAGTCTGG